CCATCACCCAAGTTGTAACACCTTGTAATGACTTTAGATTAGCAGTTTGGTCTCCTGATGATGTTTTGATTCCCTTGAATACAATCTTGCTTCCTGACCTCTTATTTCTTATCTCGTCTTTTGTTACTCTGAAATCACTAAATATGTTTAGGGTTTCTAGCTTGTCTATAAACTCAGGAATGATAGATATATAAGCAGAGGCTAATGTATATCTTGTAAATAAGATAGTATGCCCAGCTTCATACGTCAGAAGCACAAGCATCAGATTAACACTAAAAGACTTTCCTGAGCCTCGACCTCCAGTTATAATAAAATATCGAGAATCATCTGTCGCAATAGGTGCGTATTTTTTGTTTACGTCAATCACTTGAAATTTATTAGCTCCTTAAAGCTAATGTTTATTCCCTCGTCTGATGTAATGTCTACAGATTCTTTTGGCTTACCATAGCGATAACCAAAGTATAGATTCATTGCTCTGCTATCTCCTTTGAGAACCATCTCACCTAACTTCTCAATGACCTTATCACTATCTATTAGGTTGTCTAGCTTTTCAATTAGCTTAGCCTCATCTACCTTCTTAGGTCTGCCTGCGCCTTCTCTAGCACCTCCATTATTCTTTCTCTTATCCATAATTGAATTTTTTTTGTTTATTCAATCTATTTATATAACGTAAATTTTTACACAATTTCTTTCTCGTTGTATTTCCATTCAAAACTTTTTACAACATTCCTGACAAATCCTAATGCTTCTTCTTCTCTGTGCTTAGGTATTCTACTCACGAGCTTAACCAATGGAAGGTCTAATTTCTTTTGTAGTTTTTCGCATTTATCTTCTAGGTATTTCATCTTGTTTATCTCATCAAGACTTACATCATCTTTAAATACAAAGTAGTTTTCTGTTTCTGCAAGAGACCTATTGTATCTTTTGTTTGTAGAATATGAATTAACCGCGTTAATAACAGTTGCGTGAGTGATGTGTTTACCATTCTCTTGAAAGAAGTTAGCAATGCTTATCCATCTCATCTTTAGTTTTACTCTCATCAGATAACATAATAAAGACCTTACTTCTATTACACTTCTTCTTCTTGTATTTTCAAATACGTTTATGCCAGTTATTTCTTTAAGTTTATTGGCTATTTCTATTGGCTTTAAATTTACGTTCATTGTGTTCTTAATTTAAGTAGGTAATAACATTCTGTATATTTTTGCCTCGCCTTGCTTTTATATTGCTTTTTAAATAATTCGTATAGCTTTCTGGTATATTGATATTTTGTTTGGCAGCCAAGATAATATTTTTTAGCGAAAGCTTTTCCCATTCCTTTAAAGTAATTAACGTTGTCAGCTGTATCGCCGACTATCATTTGCTCATAAAAATTATATAATGCTTCTTTTTCGCTAATATGTAATATTTCTTTATGTTTAAAGTGATAATTATAAATTAAGGCTGGAAATTGTTTATAATCTTTATCTATTGATACAATCATTACTTGGTCTTTTCCTAATACATCAGATAATTCTTTCCAATACTTAGCGACTAAATCATCGGTTTCAATTCCATATGAAAAAACACTATTATATTCAGATTTTACATAATCGTGCATTTCATTTAAAAAAGGCGGTAGTGGCTGTTTTTTTCTATTTGCTTTATAATTTTTAGTAATAAGTTTTCTAAAGTTTCCTTTGCTGCCGTTAAACGTTATTATTTTTTCAATTTCATATATATCTTCTAAATCATTTACAATTTTCATAAATTGCTCATTAAATTTAAGTTTGCAATCTTCAATTGTGCTATGATATAAATCGTCTTCTGGGGTCTCTCTTGTCTTATAGCAACTAGCAAATACAAGACTGTCTGCATCAATTAATAATATCATTTATCTTTTATAAAAGTTCCATTATTCATTTTGCCAGTACGCTTAGAAATTACTTTATAAGCTGCATCTATGCAATCTTCAATTTTAAGGCCTTCTAAAGCCGCTAAATTAGTTAACACAACAACAATGTCTCCTATAGCGTCTATTACTTCAATATTATTATTTTTTAATAACGCATTAGCAAGTTCGCCTGCTTCTTCTTGCAATTTTATATATTGTGTTTTACTATCGCCTTTATCTAATATGCCTTTGTCTTGCGCCCAAAATCTAATAGAATCAAAAATATTAGGCTTTTCTTTATTATCTAAAGAATTAAAATAATTTTTTAATGAATCCCCGTATATATAACGCTCATCGCTATATTGAGATTTATAATTATTTTTTTTAATCCAATCCTGTACATCTGGTGTAAAATATATTTTTTGATTTTCATAATTAATATAAGAAGGAAATTCAAAATCTGTTAAATTTTGGTCTTTTGTAGAAGTAAAAGTAATTGTTTTTTGAGTAATATAAAATTTATTGTTTATTTCCATTATTGTTTGTTTATATGAATTTTTGTCTTGTTTATATCCGTACTTAATTTGTAAATTAAGCTCTACTGCCGAAGCCTTTTCTATATTATCTGTTGTAAATAATATATCATAATTATAGCAGCCCTGTTGTTTTTCTACTCGTTCTTGTAAATTATTAGTGCATCCTATTTTTTTACCTTTTATATGATATATATAATACATTAATTTATTAATTCTGCTTTAATGTATTTTTCACTAACATATTTATTTAAAGTATAGTTTTCATAATTACCTTGAATAATAGGCAAGTTATGTGTCTTATTATTACAATATTGTTTAACTACATTAAAATGCGTTTTATAAATATGTGCATCTGCTAAATTTAAACCTAAAAAATTTGGTTTTAAATTACACTTTTTTGCGATAGTTATTAAAAATAAAGCGCCAACAATAATATCATATGGCAGCCCTAAAAATAAATCTGAACTACGAAAAGCCATTGACATATTTAATTTATCATTTATTCTTACAAAATTAAATTGCGTATAACAACAAGGCAAAGCTTGCTCTTGCAATTCAGAAGGATTCCATAATGTAATTATAGCTCTTCTTGAATTATTATTTATTTCATTAATAGCATATTCTATTTGATTAACTTTGCCATTATATTTTTTTATTTGATAGCCATATACTTTTCCTAAGGAACCGTTTTTTGCAAAATCATCCCACCAAGTAATATTATTATCGTGCAAATATTTTAAATCGTTTCTACCTTCAAATATCCATTTAAATTCAGATAAAGCCTTATTAAAAAATATTTTTTTACTGGTTAATATAGGAAACCCTAAATTTAAATCTATATTAATAGACTCATTAAATAATTTATAAGTATCAACGCCCGTCCTGTTTTTGGCTATTTGATTACTATTTAAACATTTTAAAAGTAAATTTTTATATTGATTTTCAAATATGCTCATAAAACATCTTTGGTTTTTTGAATATATAAAATAGCATCCATTAATTCTTCTTGCAAATGTGTTAACCATTCTTGCAAATTAGATTTGTCTTCTTCTAATGTAATGCCATATTTTTTAAAGCCTATATCAGACCTTAATATAAATTTATCTACTACTTTTTCTACGACTGGGTCTCGAAATTTAATTTCTTTTTTTTTCATTTTTAATCTTTAAAATATCCTTTTATTACCCAATGGTCTGGCTTACAAATAATATCAGTAAGCTTAAAACTTGTATTAAATAAAAAACTATCTAATTGTTCTTCTGATGAAATATAAAATTCTTGTACTTGTTTTTGCATATAGCAATATACAAAAAATTTTACAACTTTAGTTAAGTTTATTAATATTTATTATTGTAGCTTGATTTTCTGCTAATAAATAAACATTTTTTAAAACTTTTTTTTTGGTCCACATAGTCGTATCAGGACAATACATAGTTGTAGATTCAGGCAACTCAATATTATTTAACCAATACATAAAATTACCTTTAGGGTCATTGACAAAATAAAACTTTAAAATATTATTATCAAGATTCATTAATGATTCATATTTGTCTTTTTCAAGCATTTTATCTTCATAATATTTAGTGCGAAATTTCATTTCTACAACACAATTTTTTCCTTTGGGTGTATAACCCTTAGCATCATAAGGAAGATAACCTTTACCAGTCCATTCTAAATTCCAACCATCAATATTTAATGTAGCTACAACAGATTGTTCTAATTTATTAATCTGTTCTAACCCCATTATCAAAGATTCTGTTAAGGTCAGCAATCCACTTTACTATTGTTTTTGGACTACAAGTGCAGGGCTTGAAATAACTATGTTTTTTGTAGATTGCGTGTAGCTGGCATACCATTTCAAATTCTCG